CGCGCACGAATGGCGTCGAGCATTCCAGCGTATGAATCGAACGTCGCGAGTACGCGCGGCCCCTCGCTCTCAGCCAATTCAGCCTCCGCGGAAAGTTTACGGATGGCTCCGGCCAATGCGACTGCGTTTTGCTCGCGGGTCATGCTGCCGCAGCTCCTTCGTGCTGATGGTGATTAGAGCCGTGCAGCAACGAATCGCGATCATCCAACAGCCGCTGCGTCGCTAAGCGAACAAGACCCGGCACCGTCAACCCGGTGTCGCGAGCCAGTTGCACAAGCTCCTGGCGCTGTTGCGCGGGGACGCGAACCTCAATGCGATTATCGAACATGCCCGCAAGCTACGGGCCTACAAAAACCGGGGCAACGCACCCATATTAGTGATGTCGGGATTACCGACACCGTCCCCAAACAAGCAGACCTGACGACACCGCAACTTGCGGCGAGCCCGGGCTGCGCGCGGGACAGGGAAAGGGGAAACAGAATGCTGATCTACCGCGGCGAACTCGTCAGCGGGCCGGCGGCGGTGCTCCGCCTCTTGCTGCGCGAGTTGATCCACGAAAAAGTCTTGCTCGGACCCGTTGTCGTCAACGACGGCACGGTGGCGCGGCTTATCAATGAGCCCAATGGCGGACTGCGCATGGAAACTTGGTCCAAAGGCATCGGCTGGATCGAAGCGCCCGAGGGCTCGATGGCACTCGCCGATTTTATGCCCGGTAAGATGAAGCCGATTTGCGCCGAGCTCGCCGCCCGCGTCGGCATGCCGGCGTCGGAACTGCTGTGAACCCTGGCGAGCTCGCGTGTCCGGCGAGTTTTGAGCCAAAATTATATTTTTGATCCCCGGTGGTTCGTGCCCGAGTCGGAAGGATGAGATTCCAGGCGCGCGAAAAACTCGAAACTTTCCCCTGGGGGCCTCGCAGCGGCGAAATCGAAGAGGGGGATCGTGAGTCGCCGCCAGAAAGGCCCGCAACCGCGCCAGGGAGCGCGTGACGGAGGTGCCCTCCGCCATCACCTATTGAGATTGCACTACAATCCGTACTCGACGCCGCTGCTACCCATGCAGTACCCATGCCAGAAGCGCGAAAGCGCGCTTACTGCTCACCAGCGTCGATCACCTTCGACGGCGTGATGATCGGTGGCAGCGAGCTCGCGTGAACAATGTTCAAGACCACGCCAGGAGTTGGAGCATCCGATCGCCGAGCCGTCGATTCCTCACTCAAAAGCTCGAGCGCACGGATCGCGTGAACAGCCGGCAGATTATCGGCCGCGTCGGCAATTGCGCATAAGCGATGGAAATTGCGAGGCGCTCTGGCGTCACGCAACACCTTCAACTGCTGCCTTAGATAACTCAGCACATGCGGTCGTTCGAGTGCTAAGCGCATGGTGCGAGTAGTCAATCCGCTTTCCGCTGCTGCTTCGTTATAGGCAATTCCACGTTCAACGATGGCGTCGATAGCGTCTTTGACGCGCTTAGTGATGCGTGGTTTTGGCGTTTTATTGCGCGCCAAGTGCGAATTGTCTGCGAATGCGACGTGTTGCGGCATGATTAGCGCATAGTCTTTAAGCCGTTCTTGGTGGCAACGCACGGTTTATTGGAGATGCGGTACCGGTTCACCGGTTATTTTCAACTTCTCCCAGCAAATTCTTCTTATTAGCCTCTAGAGAGAGACCGGTACTACCGGTTCAACCGGTTCAAAGACCCATTTTTCAAGGCTAACTTTGCGAACCGGTCGGTACCGGTTGAACCGGTCGGGTGTAACCCTTCACTGGCTTACCGGCGATCACTGTCTTTTTGGGCCCATTCCAGCCAAGTCGCCGCATGCAGCGGCCAAGACGCTTGTAATCGACGTCCCGTTGCCTGCTGACATGAATGCCGAGGACAATCTCGAGCAAGTCGGCGCTAGCGACGCGTTCTTCATCTTGCTCGACGGTTCCGGTTACGTCGACCAGTTTGTCGTCCCAGGGATCGCTATCTTCTCGCGCTTCCTGCTCGGTCCGCGCTGTATCCCACAACTCACGCCGCAACACGATCGATGCGTCTCGCTCCTGTGCTGCGGCCTCGGCCCACAATTGATCGCGGTCGCGGCGCAGCGCCACGACGTCGATCGTGGCTGTTTTGATCGGCCAGAACCGGCGATCAGCCTCCTTCAAGTACCGATCATTATTTGTCGTCGCGAACAGGATGCAGCGCCGCGGCTGATCGATGCGCGTTCGCCCATAGGCCGGACGTGCCCGGTCAGCGGTGCGGGACGCGAACGCCTTGATGTGCTCAACTTCAGTGCGCCGGATATTTGACAGCTCGGCAATCTCAAACAGCCAAATACCGGCCAGTAATTCCTGCGCCTCGCGATCTCGCACCCCGAGAATCGTCTGATCGCTGAAATTCTCGCTGCCGGCCAGTATTTCGATTGCCATGGACTTCTGCGTTCCCATAGGCCCCTCAAGAACGACGATTGGGTCGAACTTTGTCCCTGGGCGCCGCACCCGCCGCACCGCGGCGATCAGCGTCAGCCGGCCGAACTCTCGATTGAGTTCGGTGTCGGTGGCGCCCAGGTAAGTGACCAGCCACCGCTCGAGCCGTGGCGTACCGTCCCACTCGAGCGCGTTGAGGTAGTCGAGCACTGGGTCGAATTCGTTGTCTCGGCCCAGCTGCATGATGGCATCAAGCACATATGTGGGGCCCGGGTCGAAGCCGAATGCTTTATGGATCTTCGCGCACAGTACCAGGGCGATATGGTCAAGGTTGCTGATCCGCTTAATGGTTTTACCTTCGACTAGCAGCTTGTCGTGGAAGGCATCGTACCGGCATATGATTCCGAGCGCGCGCAATGCGCGACGGGCATTGGTGCGCGTCGGCCGCGGAACGCCTTTCTTGTCGGTAGCTTCCCAGACCGCTTCCTCGTCCGGCTCGAATTGCGGTTGCGAGATGCGGCGTTTCTGCTGCCACTTATTGAACGATCGCTCGACTTCCTCGCGCAACCGCCCGGTGTAGCGGCGGCCAATACCCTTTGGCCATCGCGACAGCGTCTCGACGATTGCCTCGATCGACATGCCTTTGGCACACAGGTGGCCGATAACGGCATGAAACACGGCGCTAGCGTCGGCGCCGGCCGGTGCGCCGTTGCAGATCACGTCGTCCCAATCGATCGACTTGCCGGTGCCGGCTGAGTTGAAGTCGAAACGCTTGTCGCCGGTCGACTTGCCGGTGCCGTCGTAGTGCGCTTGGATTTTTTCGAGCAGATCGAGCGGCGCTAGCTTCTTGCATTCACCGAGTTGCGCGCCGGTGATCGTGATGTAACGCTCGCATCCGCGATAAATCTCGATCGCAGCGCCTTCGCGTATACTCTCGACTTTCCATTTGCGATGCAGCTTGTCGCCGCTGCCGAGCCCGATGATCCGCAAACCTTCGCCTGACGGCGTAGCCTCGACATAAGCGCCATTCGCCGCCTCGACCCAGGCTTTGGCCCACGGATCGATTGCACCGGTGTCGACATCGATGCAGTGGTCCAGATCGACCGCGGCGAACGGTGTGTCGAGCAGAGCAAAGCCGACACCGTCGGCTGCTTTCGCCGCCGCGGCTGCTGCCTGATAGGTCGACCAAGTCGTCGGGTCATTGTTCTTAGCCTTGCGGCGTGGATTTGCTGCCATGTACGGCGGCTTTGTCCAAACGCCTTTGCGCAGCTCCCATCGCCATAACACCCAGTGCGCAATCTGGCACAGCGGGGCGAGCGCGAGCGGAAAGTTTTCGAGGTTAGTGGCGATGCGGTTCGGTTTCATTGCCGTCGTCCTAATCGCACGTAGATCGAATGCAGCCATTTCGCCTGTTTCTCGGACGGCTTCCGGTAGACGGTCCAACGCACCATATCGTCGACGAACTCGTACTCGCGCGGCGTTAGTCGGCTGTCGCCGCGATCGCGGCACTCGGTTGCGATTTCTTGCCAGTTCGGCTCGACGTCCTGCCACACGTCGGGCTTGTCCCGCTCCGCGGCGCGTCGACCGTCGGCAAAGGCGGCGTCGTAAATCCTCCTCATATCGGCTTCGGATAATTTTCCGCCTTTGACGCAGGCAGCGAGTTCATGAATGTCGGCGCCGGCGCCTTTGAGCGTCCGCATAATTGCCTGAACGGCTGCGACCACCTCACCTTCGCGCGGCGACGAGAGCATCCTCAAAAGCTTCTCAAGTTTCTCCGCTACCGGCTCGATGCTCATCGCCAGCACCTCGCCCTGTGACCGCAGTAGCGGCAACGGTAGTGATCAGGATTGTCGGTGAACCGCGGCAGCAATTCGCCGGCGCGCGTTGCCTGGATGACGATCTCGGCGCGTTGGATCCAGGTATGCGCGAATCCGGAGTCGTAGGGTATGAGGATGTGCAAGCGCTCACACGTGTCGGCGTTGGTGACGGTGAAGATCGCTGGATTGGCGTCGATGCCGAGGAAGTGTTGGTACAGCGCGACCTGGACGGCATACTGCGGGTACGCCGTGCGCAGTCCGTCGCGTTCGATCGTACGGAAACCCTTGCTGCCGAGCCCCTTGTGCTCCCACAGCGCGGGATAGCCGACGTCGACGATCTTGGGGCCAGCGACGAAAATGCCGTCAGCGTGGCCCTTGAGCATGCCGTCGAGCGCCTCGAACTTGAGCCGGTCCGGTTCGGCGAACTCAAATCGTGCACGCGCGAAGTGATCGCGCGACAACTGCTCGAGGAAGTGGCCGCGCGAAAACCGATCGCGGGTCTGCAACGGGTGCTGCTGATCACACATCCAATCGAATTGAATTTGCCGCAGGCACTCCGACCCGATCGACGACGCACCGAGATAGCCGCGGGTCGGCTCCCCGACCTCGCGCGCACCTTCCTCGAGCAACGCGTTAATGGCGATGCTCACAGGCAGGGCGGAAAGCTCGGTGCGGTTAAAGTCGGGCATTGGTCATGCACCTGGCAAAGGCCGTGGGAAATATTTTTTTGGTGTTTTTGGTTCTTCATCATCAATCTCCTGCTTCGCAGGAATTTTTGCCAGCCAGGGGGCGCGCGATAGAGCTTTGGCTTTTCTTGGTTATTCAACATCTCCGCACATTTCCTCGCGGTAGCTTCAATGTAGGCTGCGATCGCCGCTACCAATTCCAGATGACGTCTCACCTTCAGCGGCTGACCCTGCTGGTCGTAATCGATTTCTCGCAGCCACCACCGCTGCAGATTTTCCGGCAATCTCTCGAACACGACGCCGAGGTGGTATGGATTGGTTGAGCGCTTGCCGGGCTGGTGGCCGGCGCCGAGTAGCTCTTTCAGCATCCAAGGGCCGACTGAGGGATCTTTGGTATGGATTCGCATGTCCTTCAGCATGTCCTTCTCCATGTCCCTCAGAACGGCAGCGGGTCGTTCGGATCGGCCTGCTCGCCCGCTGGCCCTTTACGCGTGACCAGTTGTTCGCCCATGTCACGCGCGAGCATCGCCTTGCCGATCAGGTTGTAAGCGTCGCCGAGGAACGCGATTATTTCCTCGCGCGAGAATTGCGAGAGCGATTTTGACCAATCGGCCTGGCAATTCCCGAGCTCCGGCAGGATCGCCTCAATGGCGCCGGCGTCCCAAGGGTCGGGGTTAAACGCCTCATTGCCGTAGAGGTACTTGTCCGGTCCGGCGCCGTTGTCGGTCGCCTGGCGCGCGCGCGAACTGATCCAACCGAACAAGACGGCCGCGACGATCCAGCCCCATTCGGTATCGCTCAATCGCCCGATCGGCGTCAGCGGCGGCACCGTGCCGCCGGCGACGACGGCACGGGCCTGCTCGATGGCGACGCGAGACGCCTCACGCTGCCAGGCATCCTCGATCGCGCTTAGCGAAAGGCGCCTGGCCCTAGTCATTGCGCCCACGCCGGCTTGACGATTGCGATCGACGGCTTCGCGGTGGCTGCGGGCGGCGGTTGTGTGACTTGCTCGACCGGCTGCCATTCTTTGCGCCCGGGCGTGATAATCTGCGCCAGAAAGTTCTTGGCGCGATAATCGCCCTTGGCCGGCTCGACACCGATTTGTGCGAGGAACCGAATGCCGTTAAAGTCGGCATACTCGACAACACGCGCCTTCTTCGCCGCCTCAGAGACATCGGTCGGCTTAATGCCGCGCGCACTCTCGATGATCGCCCGCAACTTTCGATGCGTGATATCGGCCGCCTGGGCGTGACCGTCGGTCGTGCCGCTAACGGTCATCCAGTCCCAGAACTTCCGCTTGTCGTAGGGGCCGCCGACGACGACAAGCTCGCAGTCGAGCCCCTCGGAAGTGCCGGTCTTCGACCTTTTTAAAAGACCGTTCTCGCCGGCGTCGCCGAGGCGGATATTCAATTGAACCACCGCGATGGTTTTGTCCGCGATAACGTCGAATGAGCGTTGCTCGCCGGCTGTGTTGAAATCGTACGACATAACTTTCACCTTCACTTTCTCATCATTGAGCGGCTGCGAGCTCGACCAAGTCGGCGCTCGTCGACTTGGCCGAGAGTTTCGTGAGTAGTTTGCCCAGGTGCGGCTGCTCGACTTGCTCTAGCCGGCCAGACCTGTCTTTTGCGGGGAACTGCCAAGGGTTCGGCGTCGTGCAGATAAAGGCGCGCGTCAGCACGCCGTCGCCGAAGTCGATCCAGTTGTACGTAATCACCTGGTCGACGACGGCCGGCAACTCGCGCCCGGTGCGGGCGCCCTCAAGCTGCAGCCGATGTTCGGTCCGATTGTAATCGTCGGTGACGGTCTCAAGGATGCCAAGGAAGACGACGTTGACGGTGCGCGCCTGCTGCAAGTGCATCAGCCACGCGACCATCTCGCGGGCATGCAGGCCGTAAGCGCCGCGCAGATCTCGTTTGCCGCTGCGTTCCGAGAAGGCTTCCGGCTGTTGACTCGCCCACGCAAAGCACAGGCGACCGACCGCGGTGAGCGAGTCGACGAAGAACGTGTCGTATGCCCGCGGCGCGCCGAGCTCGGCGACCGCGACGTTATAATGAGCCTCGCTATAGACAGCATCCGCCGGCACAGCGGGATTGGCGCCAGCCAAAACAACGGCAAGGTCCCGGCATTGCGGCCAAGTGCGAGGCCTGAAGGTGTCGACGGCGAGGTCTTGCACGACAATGTCGCCGGCCTCGATGTCGACGAACAGGGTGCTGGCGAGATCGAGCGTCCGCAACAGCGATGTCTTGCCGATACCGGTCGGCCCGACGATAAGCGCCTTGGCTCCGCGCGGGGTCGCTGTGCGAGCACTGGCCGGGATAATCTGTGGGGATCGATCGTTGCTCATGGTCGCGCGCCCTTTCGGTTAAGCAGCGCGCTAATTGCTTCGTGCTCGGTCGGGAAGCAGCCGATCGATTGCGTCTCACGCGTGAAGGCTTCGATGCCTTGCCGGCCGCGGCAAAGCAGAAAACCAAGACATCGGTCATTGTGCATTACTGAGATCAGCGGCGTGGCGGATGTGGTCGTCATGGCAATGCCCCACCAAATCCGCCCCAATCAAATAAGTCCCAAGCTGTGTCCTGGGGCCGTGCGGGATTCGGAACGATTCCGTTTTGCTTATTCTGGGTTATGCTCGGAGCGAGCGCCGTGCCCAGCGGCGATGCGGCCAGATCGCAGCCGATGAAGTCACGGCCAAGCTGTCTGGCGCTGTGCATGACGACGAAGCTGCCGGCCGCCGGATCAACGACGAGATCGCCAGGCTCAGTGGTCGCCGCAATCAGCCGTGTGACCAAGCCGGCCGGCTTCGCATGGGGATGGAGCCGGCGATCGACCTTTTCCGGCCAGCGGCTCGGAATGCCGTGATCACGCCATGTGCCCTTCGCACGCGGCGGCGGCTTCTGCAGAACCAGGAGATAGTCGCCGCGGTTGCGCGCGCGATAACCCATGCCGAGGCGAAGGCTGTCCCACGCGATCAAGTCAGCACATGCGAACTCGGTAATGCGGCGATGATCACCTTCGCAGAGGTGAAACGTGTCGGTCCAGCGCAGCAGGTAGCCGCTCGGCCTTAACACGCGCGCCACTTCACGACAGACCGCGTCGATGTAATTGGCGGTCATTGCCGGCAAGTTGAATCGCTTGTTCTGCCGTACGCCCTCATTCCCAATTGCAGCTTGTCGAGCAGACCGCGGAATTGCGGATCGAAGAATGCTAATGGCGCGCAGCTATCCGGCAGTGATTGCAACAGCGCCAGGGCATCGCCGTGTTGGGCGGTATTACGTTGAAAGGCGGTTGTCATGACTCTTACTCCGATCTTCAGGAGAGCGCCGCCGGCTTTGACCGGGCGGCGCCATACCGTTTGTGATCTATTGGGCAGTTTCGACCGCGGTTTACTGGGCGGCTTCGACCACCATCGCCGCCTGTAACGTCCGCTCGACGCCCGCGTTGCGCACTACTGCGAGCAGCGTCGCGTCATCGATGGACTTGCCATTGACGACGACCCGCCGCTTCGACGCCGGTAT